GTAGCCTTTCGTCTCAAGAGCGGTGATCGGAGCCATACCAGACTCCAGAAGTCCTAGGTATTCCTCAACGGTGAAGTTCTTCATCAGGAACTTTATGAACCCAGCCTTACGACCTTTGCCGTACTTGAACCGAGCAATAAAGGCTTCCTTCGGCATACCGATACGGCTTGGATGGATCTTATCTGCTCCATAGACCTCATCGTATGTCTTCTGGCCCTGGAAAGAACCGTTGTACATAAGGTACATCCCATCAAACTGAAAGGCTTCTTTGTCGAACTGCGTCATATCTGTATCTCCATTCCTTATCATAGTTAGATAATACCATAGTTCTCACCAAATGTAAACAAAAAAGTGCACGATTAAGCCATTGAAAAATAAGGAAATGGCTTGTGAAAAAGTTACAAAAAAGTGAAAATAAACGTTTACATTTGATTCGAAATGGTATATTATCTAACTATGATAAAGAAAGGAAAAAAGATGTTTACAGAATCACAAATCGCACTCCAGGCTCATATCGAAGCAAAGAATGCCGAAGGTAAAGCATGGATGGATGAGAATCCCGGAGCTTACTACGGTATGACTGTTTCTGATCCTGCTCATTGGGCAGAACAGGGTATCACTACCATCGAGCAGTACGATTATCAGATGGAATATTATGCTTTGTTTGACTATATTGCTAATTTAACATCAAAGTCACATGCTCGGTATTTGTTGAGTCTTTGTTGCACTATGGATGATCTCAATGTGGCTTATGCCGAATTCAATTGCAATCGTGAGGTGGCATAATGACTTATCACTACGTACAACTCGAAAAGGTTCTTATTGCTATCGCAAAGGGTAAGGACATACAATCTCAAATTGCTCTTCTTACGTCTGATGAGAAGCGTAAACTATATCAACTTATTGCAGAAATTGAAGGAGAACTTGTCTATGGGTAAGGTAAAAGGAATGATTATGGATATGGAAGAAGAGCTACTTGCTCTTGATGGTATCGCACAGATTATGCAAGAGACTGAAACGGCTCAAGAAGCAACAGATGCCGTTATCTCTCGATTTGATATTCCAGCATGGAAACACTCAATGCTACGCGAAATTATGGATGATCTTTGGAATGAATATTGGTGGGAGCCATCCTAAAAACAAATAAGTCTTTTTTCGAATCATTTGGCCGCTCCTTCTGGGGCGGTTTTTCTTTGCCTTTGAGTATTTCATTTTCAAGAAAGTCTTTACGCACACACAGTGCTTTTTCTTGTATTCCATTTGGAAACTCAAAACTTAAGAGTCTTTCAATATATGGACGCATTCGATTTGATAGCTCTTGGCATTCTTGAAGACTCTGCATATTGATATCTACAACATATAGATTATCATCGCCTGGAGTTGCTACCATCATAAAGATAGCGAGTACCCATACCTCTGTCATGACCCAGGTACTCTGTTCTTATCGCTCTTTACACGCATTTTAGCTTGTTCTTCAAGTGCCTCAGTGTCAACCTTTGGAGTTGATTTTGTTACTGCTGGTGGGTTCATTTCAGCCTTTAATGCAGTTCGAAGAAGTCCTACACCTTGTAGTTCTTCACCACGAATAGCTCCTCTTGTAGCCATTACATCAATAAACTGAATTACGTCTTTAATCATATTAGTGTCCATGTGTTGTTCCTCACATATAAATCCAAATAAAAGGTAGTATCATCATAGGTAATCCAAATGCTGTTGCTTTCAACGCAGTTTTCATTGGATCAGCCTTTGCTATGTTTGCAGCAGCAAATGAAGCAAGCGCTACTGGTGGTGTGACCATACTTAATACTGAAAAATACAGTACAAACATATGGGCCTTAAGGGGTTCAATTCCAAGTTCAATAAGAGATGGAGCAATAAGCATTGCTACTACTATATATGCTGATGCTGTAGGCATACCCATTCCAAGTATGATCGATATAAGTGCAGTCATACATAATACGAATAATAAGCTTGAATCAGCCATATTTGTAAGTAAATAAGAAAGTGTAAATGCAAGTCCCGTTTGATCAAGCGTTGATATGATAAATCCACAAGCGGCGGCAATTACAATCAATATTGACATATCTTGCGCTAATTGTTCTGTTAATAGTTTTATACTCGGGAATGTAATTCTACATGTGACTATAGCTATAACAGATGCAATCACTGCTGCTACATCAATTGGAAAAAAACGTAATGCTAAGAATATAAGTACAGATACTGGTACAACATACTTCCAAGATTGTAAGTAGTTTAATTTATCAATATGGCCATAGTCGACTTTTTTACCAAGAAAATGGACTATCATAAAGAGACAGATATAAGAAACTACACCAGGAATCAACGCAAATTGAGCTACATCTAAATATTCTAACTGAGTTAACTCAGCCATAATAAATGCTGATGCACCCATAACAGGCGGTAAGACTTGTCCAAGTGTAGATGACATTGCCTCTAATGCTGCAGCAGTGGACTTTTTATAGCCAGACTTAATCATTGCTGGTATTGTAATTGTACCAGTAGTAATTACATTTGCAACTGCAGATCCACTGAATGATCCAAATAAACCTGATGAAATTACTGCTACTTTAGCCGGTCCACCACGTGATTTACCAAAGAGTGAAAATGCTATATTGTTTAGGTAATCTCCTATGCCACCCATTTGCATAGTCCTGCCAAAAAGAACAAATGCAAACACTGTTGTAATGGTTACCATAAATGGTACGCCAAGAATAGCCTCTCGATCATGAGTCATAAGTGTAAGGAATGTAAATGTATCCAAGTTAGCACCGGTAAAGGGACTTGGAACATGATTACCAAACACTCCATATAACAAAAATACGCATATTAATGCTGCAAATACCCTAGAAACCTTAGTCCAACAGGTGAAGACGATGAGGGGCAACAGGGTGAAAAAAGGTGTTTTCTGAAGTAGGGTGCCAGCACCACTGTTTAGGGCAAAATCGTAAATGATGAATGGTGTAACAGTTCCAATAAGAAGACTAACCCAAGCAAGCCATTTACGATCTGACCACCAGATAATTGCCAGACTCAACCCGAGGGCAAAGAATGCGTACTGTTCGTACATAATTCCAAGTCCAAGGGTTGATCCTGCACCTAGCAAATAGCACAGCAGTGTTATCGGTAAAAGATACACCTTTAATCCTTATAAATACCGAGTTCTTTGTAAGCTCTGATTGCTGCCGGATGATACGGAATACCATTTTTAGGTGTTCCTACTTTATTCTTATCAAAAGTACGCATAAACGGCTCGGTAAACTCAGCAGCAGCTAACGCTTTAGCAACTTCGTAAATTCTTTCATCACTGGCATTTACGTGAGTGTAAATCATGTAAGGAACACAGATAACATCAATAGGTTCTTTGACCATTGGTTCCCAAGGACCTGGTTGAACATTTACGAATTCATAACCGCGAAATTCTCTACCAAAGGTTTGATTTACGATTTCCTTAGAACTACTATCAAAACCAAGTACTCTACTTGGAATAGCTGCATTAATTGGCTTCATTGATCCAGCTCCGATTGCTGCAACCATTGAATCAATACGACCTTGCTTATATAATTTCCACGATTCAACTAGACCTGATACTGGAACGCCTTTAACATCATCCCATGTAAGTCCACCATTTCTTAAAAATGCAAGATTTAACCGTTCAAGAGTAGGTCGACCGGTCCATTCAGATCCAATATTTTTGCCTTTAAAATCAGCATATGTTTTAATATCAGAATCAATTGGTACAATATATGCGGTAAATAAACAAATTGACTTACCAACTAGTCGTAAATTCTCTTGTTTTGGTTTACCTTCATGATGCAATTCAGCATAATATGACATGGTAAGTTCAATTAGATTTCCTTGAGCAAGTTCAAGTTCTCCATCATTAACTTTTTTTGTATAATCAGATTGATCATTGTGTGGAGCTGGTGCTGATTTGATACCAAGTTCTGATAATTTCTTTGCTACCATTGAAGCGTGTTGATAATTGCCAGAACCCTTTGTACTACCAATTCGTAACAAATCTTCAGCTAATACTGATGTTGTCATAGTAACAATCAGTGCTAAAGCGACGATAAATTTATTCATTATTCTACTTCTCCAAGTGTTGGGTTTAAATCTGTCATACTCTTAACATAAGCATGAATAAATGCTGGATATTCAGAGATATATTTATTTTTAGATCTCCATGCTCGTTCAGTACGATCAATATCATCATCAATAAAATGAGTAACTGATGCGTAATCTGCTCGACCATAACAGAAGACTGGTTTATCATGGAGTAGTGCTTCCATTCCTACTCCACTATTGACAGAAAATACAGCAATTGATTTTTGAATTAAGCTATGAATATTATAGTTAACCCAAAATTTTGCTCCATATTTAAAGTCGTTAAATACCTGATAAAGTGGTGCCATTGATCCAGGATTAGCTGGATGCGGTTTAACAAGTACTGTTAGATTTTTGCTTTGTGCAAATTCAAGAGTCATACGTAATGCATCAGCTACTGATACATTAGAATGAAGAGATATTGTTTGATCGTGTGGTAATTGACACGGGAATAAAATATAATTTTCAAATGGAATTGGTTCTGGCTTTGGCTGATCCATCTTTGATTTGCCTGATAAAGCAAGTTCTCTATATCTGCCAAATGTAGCAGGATTATAATTTTCTATTGGCTTGATAGGCCATACCGATGCATCAGCGCACCATCCCTCAGAGTCTACTTGAAAAAGCCAAGGAAATACCATTTGCATATAGTATACAACCTTTGTGCTTTCATGATTTGGATCAAATGTTTTACGACAATGATGAGGAACATAAATTATATCATATACTTCTTCTAAATGACCAACCATTTCTGGTGTAATTTGCCACAATGGATGTTCCATTACAAACACTTTATAACCCTGCGATTCAAGTTTAGCATGAGTATAGTCAACAAACTTAGTAAACCATTGTCTAAGCGGAATAATTGGTCCACGTGTTTCGCTTACTGGACCAAAATATTTAAAAGGCACATCAAGACGTGGCTTTAGTATAATAACTTTCTGTGACATTTTCTTTAGCCTTCAAATATGTTTCATCTTTGTATTTACGATCGCCTTTGCCGGTCCAAATTATAGTATTATCAACAAAGTCCCAATCAAGCCATTCTTTGGTGTATTTAAAGACTTCATCTTCAAGTCCCATTGATCTATAGACTTCAAATATAGCTACTTGATCTGTAAACCATCTCCATCCATTATCAATTACTATTTCATTAATTCTAGCATGGACCATATTTAAGAATCCCTTACCGGCACCACTTACACTTAAAATTCCTGCAGCACATTTAGTTCCTTGAAATTCCCAGCCAATAGTACCTGGCAATGAGTCTCTTAAAAATATACCAATTGGAGCAGTTGGTATATCAACCTTTTTCATAAGCAAACAATCAATATCGGTAATAGCTATTGTATTGGCATATGGAACAATCTTATCTGCAACCATAAATCTATTACAGCTATAATAGACTCTTTGTGTATTTAAATTGTTAGGAAGGTCTGTAACCTCAAAAGTTACAGCAAGTTTTGGCATATTAATCTTAAGATGATCTATAAGACTAAAGCAATCTAAACTTGGATTAATGATATGAGCGTGAGCATTAATATCAAATCGAGTAATAGATTCACCCCAAGGAACTACATGGTCTATAAAATATTTAGAGTCGCATGAAGCAAAGAATAACTGATCATATTCTTTTAAGTTATTAAATCCGTATAATCTAGTTTCCATTATAAATCTTTCAAAACAACATGATAACGATCAGTTACGCCCATATTAACTACACTATGAGGATAACGTACTTCTAATCTATATATATCTCCTTCACGATAAGGAATAAGACCACCAGGAATAAACTGGAATCGAACACCGCCTGAAGATGATACACACATATTATACAAATATTCTTCTTCATGAACGTGTGGTGGTATAGTTGCACCTGGCTTAAGAATAAAAACTTCAGCTGAAGTATAACGAGATTCTTTTAACCATTCCATAAAGATTGGACATGTTTCTTCGGTTGGAGTATAGCAAAGTCTTTTTGGAAACTTCATACCATTAATTTCAAATGGTCTAAATAATTGCATCAGTTTATGACAATCTTGAAATTCTTCATGAAAAATGCATAAAGGATAGTCATCCACTCGTTCAATGTATTCAAATGGACAATACCAAAAATCATCCATAGACCATTCAGATTTCATCGTCCTATTACTCCATAATTTATGTTTGATTCATATTCAATAGTCCATTCTTCATTCAATGCTAACTCAGAATACTTTTGAAATTCAGCTACTAAATCTGCTCTTGGATGTGGTTGAGGATTACCCGTATACCATGCTGGCTTCCACGGTTGAGTTGCCATATTAGTAAAGTGCAATTGCCAAATATCATCTAATTGTCTGCCATCTCCATCTAAACAATTCCATCTTGGATCAAGATCTTGGACTAATTGTTGATTACCAGAAAATTGTTGAATCATTCTATGATGAAAATCAGGTAAAGTCCTTTGTCTAGCTACTGGAATCATTTCTTTAAATTGTGCACAATCAAATACCATCACACAGAACTCATGACCACCGAACCGTTGCCCGCTGCGTGCAGCGATCGGCTTGCCTTGTAGGTCTATATTGATCAGCTCACTCAGATCCCTAAAATTTAGCATATCACAATCAGTATAGATAGCACGCCCTTCAAAGTTACATGCTTCAGGGATAGCCCACCTAAAACCACTAAATGGAGTGCTCCAACGTTCAGTTTGGAACCCAGACCAATAAGAATCAGGGTTATTTGATTGCCGCATCCATGTAATATCAACATTTTCACTACAATTTTTATGAATTGTGTATGAATATGCCCTCTCAATAGCCTCATCTTCACCCATACTGGATGAACCAATAAACATCTTAATCATTTAATTCCTCACAAAGAATAATGCGTTTTTCTGCATAAACGGCTTTTTCATTGAAGAGGTTTGTTTAATCTCTTCAGTTGTTTCAGCATCATATTTAAATCCATACTTAGCAAATGTTTCAATCCAATATTCTGGTGTTTGTTCATTTACATGATGATGACCGCCATGACCCGGTGGTGCTGCAGTGACCACTGCGTACTTACACCTCTTAAAAGCGTCCATATAGTTTGGCATGTATTCTTCGTCTACATGCTCTAAAAATTCTACTGACCAAGCAAGATCAAAATCAGTAATATCTGTATCGATCTTTCCCTTGGTAAAATCATGTTCAAGAACTGAAATATATCTGTTCTTCCATTCCTCTTGAAGATTAAAATCGCCATCAATACCAAGAGCTCGAAGGCCTCTATCTTTTGCGATTTCAACCATCCAACCAGGACCGCATCCAATATCTAAGAATGATTGAATATTAAATTTATTAATCAAATAAACAAGAGTACCACGATCAGTGTGCACTTTATTCATATGACCACCTAAGTGTTCTGGCGTTTCCATACGTTCCTCTTTCATTTTTCTCAATATAAAATAATCCCAGCTTTCATTAGGACGTTTATCATAAACCTCTGGAGAAGGCCTCGCTGATAACCCGACTTTCTGTGATATGTTTTGGCTTTCTTTGCCATTTTCCATTAATGTTATCATTTAACCACTCATCACTTTCTAACACATTAAACTGAAATTGGAATTTAACTTCCATGTAGTTACAATCACCTCTGGTAGTATGAAGACTGATAATTTCTCTATAAAAATCATCAGGATTTTCTTTAATTCTTTGTTTAACTACATCGCTTGAAGACCAATATTTTTTCCAATCTGATTCAAATTTTTGTCTTCTAGTCTTACCTTTAACTTTACGAATGGAATGGAAATACTTTCTTCCTAGGTATTTTTGTCCTGTTGATCTTTGATATATAATGTAACAAAAACCAACATACTTATCTATATCATCACTCTCAAATATAAAGGTATTAAATGTCCACGGTTTGTCGTAGCTCTCGAGCACTTAGGATCTCCTTTGACACGTTGCCATACAGAGTACCTATGATGTTACATGATTTACAAGGCTCAGATTCTCTATTTGTTTTAAGTTCTCTACGAACTCTTAAAAACTCAGGAGAATTAAGCCAGATATCTTCGATTGATTGTTTATTAATATCGCCTAATTCGACTGACTTATTCCAGTCGTGTGAGCATAAAAGAATTTTACCATCGTGATGGATGCTCATGGCGTAAAATGGAACATTACAAGGTCCATTGTATTGTGCGTCAAAAAGAGAGCCGGCTCTGTTCGACAAATGAACAAACCCGTAATTTTCTGATTGATCTTGCCAATACTCTTGCATAAAATAACAATCTTTATCAATATTCAATTTATTAAATAGATTACTAAAATGTTCTCTTTGTTCTGGACCGTCGTACAAGGATAAGTATATCCTGTTTAAACCGGCGTCAAATAGATTTAGAACCATGTCTTCAGTAAGTCTATCACCATTGGTTACCATATGTATATTTTGATTGTTTGGCAACTTCTCTCGTAATATGCGAATTCCATAATCAAGATTTTTCCAGAGTAGTGGTTCACCAAAACCACAAATCAAAACTCTATTTTTATAATTACTTTTCTGTAGTTGCGAAGCTACTAAAGCTATGGTTTCTTCACTCATGTGAAGGTTTTGATTCGGGTACTCTTTAGATCTTGGGCAAAATTCACATGTTCTATTACAAAGTTCGTTGACCATCAAATCAACTATCATTAGAGAACTAAATGGATTACTTACTTCCATTTCATTTTCAAGTAATGAGTACATATGTACTCTTTCACCTCTAACATTCATATTTATAATCTATTCCCAGTCGTCTTCATCGTTAATATCAAAGTCTTCATCATCATCATATATTTCAGTATCTTCACCACAAAATGGACAAAATGTAGGTGGATCATTAGCATCATCTAATTTCCAAGTAATACTATACGTAGCTTCACAATTTGTACATTCTTCTTTAATTTTTTTAGACATTAGACAGCTCCCCAGACGTCTTCCCATGAACCAGTCATGGCTCCTTTCGCGTAATCTGTAACTCTATTCTCAAAAAAGTTAGTATGTGTTGGCGCATTAATCATTTCTTCTACCCAAGGTAAAGGATTGCTTTTTACTTTATATATACCTTTCATTCCCATGCTAATCAGACGGCGATCAGCAATATATCGGATATATTCTTTAACTTCTTCAGCGCGTAGGCCTTTAGGACTACCCATACGATATGCTAGATCAATAAACTTATCTTCAAGTTCAACCATCTTTTCACAGATAGAATAAATTTGTGATTTGGTTGTATCATTCCATAGTTCTTTGTTTTCTTCAACAAGAGTTCTAAACAACTGAATCATACCCTCTGCATGAAGAGTTTCATCTACAATAGACCAAGTAACAATTTGACCCATGCCTTTCATTTTACCATTACGAGTAAAATTTAACAGCATAATAAATGAACTAAAGAGCGCTAAGCCTTCAGTAAACGCTGAAATTGCCGCAATCTTTACCGGTAGTGATACGCCTTCTGTTACTTCATTTTGAAAATACTCATGTTTTTCAGCCATTTCTTCATATTCATAAAATTCATTATAAGTAGAATCTGGCATACCAAGAGTCTCAATAAGATGAGAATAAGATGCAATATGTAACGCCTCTCTTGCAGCAAAGCCAGTAAGCATCATACGTACTTCTGGTTGCGGAAAATACGGCAAGTAGTTTTTAACATAGCCACCAGCTACATCAATATCAGATTGTGTAAAAAATCTAAAGATTTGAGTTAAGAAATACTTTTCATCATCAGCTAATTTAGTCTTCCAATCTTTAACATCTTCTGACATAGGTACTTCAGTATGAAGCCAATGACCCTGTTCATGTTCAAGCCAGCGATCATACGCCCAAGGATAATTAAATGGTTTAAAATAGTCTCTTTCTTCTAGTAAATTAGGCATTCAATAGCTCCTTAATGGCTTTATATGTTTTATTATTAGTATCTAAAATGTTTAAAAGAATATTAAAATGATCAGTATCGTAAGGTACTACATATTTTACTGGTACATCCCAATCTTTAATAAGTGTGGATACATGATCGTGTAAATGAAATTCATGATCTCCGCGTAAAAACAAAATATTATTTGTTAGTGGCTTATTTATACCTGGATAAAATTGAGTAAAGTCTTGATCCGGATATTCTATTCCTGAGTTTCTTCTTATTGAAGAATTTTCTAATATTAATGGAGCACTAATCATTCCTACTCCAGCAAGTTCTATTTGAGTTGCAACTACTGCTGCTAAATGTCCACCGGCACTATGACCTACTAAATATACATTTGGACAAATATTATTCTTTACATGTTCTACTAATTGAATAACCGAATCTACACATGCTTGCATAGTATGAGGATTATCAGTTAGTCTTGTATATCCACCAGTAACTACTTTATGCTCTGAAAACATATTTGTAAGAAATAACATTTCAGTAGAATCACCAGCCACCCATGCTCCACCATGTAATAATACTAATACTTTATTAGAATTAGCTTCAAAATAATAGTAGTTATTAGTATCTGAATATGATATTGGTGTATGATTTTTTGCTATTTCATTATTAATAGGCCATCTTATTTTATCAAGTTCCGCTAATGAATCGGGATATAAGTAAGATGGCCTATGATTATATGTTAACCTTCGCAAGCCAGGCATTCTTCACCACCAATAACAGCACCTAAATCAATTTCTTTAATTACTTGTCTTTCAATCTTTTTAGATACTTTATCAGCCCGACCAATCTTTTCAGAACGACAATAATATAAAGTCTTTAGACCACCTTTCCAAGCCATAAAGTGAACAGTGTGGAGATATTTAATATGAGAGTCTGGTCTAAAGAATAAATTAAGTGATTGTGCTTGGTCAATATATTCTTGTCTATCACATGCATGTTCAATTACCCATCTTTGATCAATTTCCATTGAAGTTTTATATACATCTTTTTCCATATCTGATAAGCATTTAAGATGCTGGCATGAACCATCATGCGCAATAATACTACTCCAAATTTTATCATAATTAAGAGATTCGTCTTCTTTACATTTCTGCTTAATAATTTTGTCTAGATACTTATTTTTATTAAGGAATGATCCAGAAAGAGTATCTTGTCGATAAGCATTTGCTCTCCAAGGCTCAATTGAAGGTGAGGTATTACCCATAATAATTGATGATGAAGCGTTTGGAGCAACTGCCATAACATGGCTACAACGAACACCATATCCTTTAGCATCTGGTGCTTCGCCTCTTTCTTCAGCCAAGTGTTTATTAGCTTTATCTAGATTTGTACGAATAGTCTTAAAGATACGTTTATTGTATGACTTAGCAACAGCTGATTCCCAAGGAACGCCCATTTTTTGTAGATATGCATGAAAACCAAGAGCACCTACACCAACAGAACGTTCTCTTGCTGCTGAAAATTTAGCCCTTGAAATAGCATCTGGAGCATCATCAATAAAACGTTGTAAAACATTATCTAACATTTCTAGAACATCTTTAAAGAATTGATAATTACTAGAATATGCATCAAAATATTCTAAGTTAAGAGATGAAAGACAACATACTGCAGTTCTCTTTTCATTAGTTGGTAGAATAATTTCAGAACAGAGATTAGATTGATTTACTTTTAATCCTTTTTTCTTTAACCATTCTGGTAGTTTCTCATTAGATCTATCAATAAAGTGAATATATGGTTCTCCAGTTTGCATACGCATTTCAAGAATACGTTGCCATAGATCTTTAGCCGATACAGTATCTCTAACGGTTTCACTGTGTGGATCAATGAGTTTCCAACTATCATCAGAATGTGGATCAATCATTGCTGCTTCAACCTTTTTCATAAAGGCATCAGTAATATTAATACCATGATGGAGATTTAGACAACGTTGATTTGGATCACCCGTTGGTTTACGCATTTCAATAAATTGAATAATATCTGGATGATCAATATTAATATATGTAGCGTATGAACCACGACGAGTCTTTCCTTGGCGATATGCAAGAGAAGATGCATCGTACGTTTTAAGATGAGTAATTACACCTGTAGATTTATCATCACTTGATCGAATACCAAAACCAATTCCAACTCCGCCACCAAGCATTGAAAGCCAATTTGTTTCTGATAGATTATTTACTAGACCTTCAGCAGTATCATCAATATAATTTAAATAACAAGAAATTGGTAAAGCCTTTTTATCTTTACCATAAGCAAGAACAGGAGTTGAAAACGATAACCAATGTTTAGATGCATATTCATACAAACGATTTGCATGATCACCATTCGATGAAAATGTACTACAAACAAATGCTAGTCTTTCTTGAGGACTAAGTTCTCCTTCAGCCATATAAGATTCTTTAAGTCGTGTGATACCATTCGCATCAAACATTGTGTCTCTATTTGGATCAATTTCAATACCATATAATTCCATTTTACTTCATACCCTTTTCGATTACTTTTAGTATTGATGGGAATACTTTTTCAAGCGCCTCACCACACTGAATTGCTATTTGCCTATGTTCTTTTTGCGTTTCTGGTCCGGATCTTAATTCAATATAATGTAGCCAAGATCTAAGTGTACCATTCATATATAGTCGACTATTAACTAGTCCTTCTGGTAATACCGCTCTAGCTTGTTCTTTAGCAATACCCTTTTCAATAGCCCACTCATATGCCTTTTTTGATGCATTAATAATACCAGCTTGATGTCTTCCCCACTCCATAATTAATTCTTGTTGAGCCATATTTAATTGCACTGATGGATCATTTTCAATTTCAATAGAATTCTGTCTATTTGTAGAGTCTTGTAGACGAGTTTCTCGTTTAACAAAAGCCAAGTCTTTAGTTGGATCAGCATAACGTTGGCTAAATTCTTGAAAAGAAAAAGAACGATGTCTTAATATTTGTCTAGCAATATCTCTAGTTGTTTCAATTTCTAAACAAGCAGATACCATTTCAAATGGTGACCAATGTTTATGTTTTACTAAATAAGTAAGTAGTTTTGCTGCTGAATCAGTGTTACTCTGATTTGATGGATTGGAAACCCGTGCACAATACGCTACTAGATCTTCTGAATTAATTTTTTTATCTTCTACAGCTGCGATTCCAAAATACTCTGGATCTGGCTGACTGTATGAAACCAGTCTAACCTTCATCTGATTTTTCTCCAATTGTTGAAATGAACCCGAGCCCTCAGTCCAGAGTGGGTATTTTTATTTATTAGTTCTGTTATTGAGTTTTGGTTAGAATCACTGTTTAATGCATAATCATTTAAATCTTTTTCCTCGATAAACTCTGGCCAAATAAAGATATTATATCCGTTATCAACTGCCTTTTCATATATTTTAACAATTTCTTTATTTCTAGGTTCATTATCAAATATAAGTACTAATTTGTCTTTTTGAATTAATTCTTCAACTTTAGTTAAATCAGATGAGCCAGCAGCAATTGAATTCTTAACAAAGAAAGAATCAATTGGACCTTCAGTACAATATACGGTTTTAGTTGGATCTATTCGATCGAGTCCAAAAATAAAAGGATGGGTTTCATCGATCCGGACTGTAACGTATCGTAAGCTACTGTTATCAATTGCCCGAGCTGTAACTCCAAGTAATTGTTTAGCTCTATTGAATGCTGGGATAACAAGTCTAGGGTTATGGTAATCGATTCGACCTGCATATCTTTTATCTAACTTTTCAAGTAATTTTGAATCAGGACAATAATATAATTCAGACCAAATTTGCTCTGGAATACCTCTATGAATAAGGTAATCCTTTATTTCTGTTGCTGGTAAGAATAAATCATCAAGTATTGTTTTTTCTTTAAACTTTGGTGCTGTGAAATTAGTTAAATCATTAATCGGTTGGGCTGCATTATTAGCCTTTCCTAAATGAGATTTTTCTTTAAATATTTCCATTCTATACTGTTTATGTAAAGATGGATCTACTTGTTCAAGAAAACGACTAATTGTTGTACCCATACCACAATTATGGCACTTATAAAAAAGACCACTTGCTTTTTGATACAAGTAGCCTCGTCTTTTGTTTTTATTCTTTTTAGAATCGCCACAAATTGGGCAACGGAAATTACACAAAAAAGGTTGGTTCTGTTTCACAGAATACATTTCAAGTTGCACGGAAACTAATCCGGCATATTTCATATCAATCCATAACATAAGATAGATTATATACCAAAGTACAGGGAATGTAAACGATTAAAGTGTATTCTTTTTAAAAGAGTTTAGATATAAACCCCGATTGAACCAGCATTAATATCACTGATGCGGCAACACCTGCTACATACCACTTCCATCTTTCAATACATTCTAATCTATAATCAATTTTGTCTAGATGCTTTTGGAGATTTGAAATGGCTGTAGTAAAATCTTTTTTAACTTCAGCCTCTTTATTTGAAATTCTATCATGAATAAGTTCACCTTCTCTTCGATGATCGTCTCTGTGTTCATCGAATTTTTTAGAAAACATATCCATTTCTCTTTGTTGGTGTTCAATACGAATTTCATGAACAGCTAAAATTTTATTCATATTATCAGAAATTTCAGATAATTTAACAATAGCAACATCAAAACGATCTACTAAAGTAGATACAGTCGAAACTTCTCTACGAAGTTGCTGTAATTCTTTATTATCTGGTTCTGACATACTTTTGCCCTCTTTTACTAGTACTACTATTTATTATAGTAAGTATTAGTACAGATTAAAAAAAGGAGGAGATGTGCTCCTCCTTTTATAAAAATAATTAGAAGAAAGACTTCAAAGACTTCTTAGCTTTTTTAGTTACGCTTTTTGCAGCTTTTTCAACTGTCGTTACAGCTGGCTTCTTTGGTGTTTTTAACATTTTCCAAGGAAGTTCATTTTTACCAATAGGTGATTTCTGTGACATTATAGTTTCCTTTATTAACGTTTATTTAACGGGTGACTTGGGTTTAGATCCCATAGCCGAAAATCCCATAAATGCGCCAGCGATACCAGCAGCAGCAATAAAATAAGTAGGAGCAATATCTGTTAAAAGTTTTGACGCATTGCTATGCGGGATTAAAAGTTCACAGCCAATAATTGTGGCCGGATAACTAATCATTCCAATTAAAGAATACCAAGCCATATATCTTTGGTGTTTTTGTTTGCGGTCGGCTCTTTCCACTTCGTGCATCTCCCTCATCATTTCCATTTCTTCGTCGGTAACAATTCCGTCACCGTCTAAGTCATATTCATTATAGACACTATTGGTCTGTAACTTTTTCTGTGCCATTTTTACCCTCGTAATATTCTCTATATTGTTTAGTTACTTCTTTTTGGAGAATAATATATTTCCGAGTTTGTGCTGTATTAATAGATAAAGTTTCGTATCCATCGGAAGTAAGTCCAATAATAACAGGATCAAAACCTTTTTTCTCTAAATCAGCAAATACCGTTTCAAAATTGTCACGTGTTACAACAATCCATTGAACTGAATCTAATCTTACAGGATCCGGATCTTGTAAAGATAATGGTGCTCTCTCAACAGCCTTACTAAATACCTGTAGTTCTTTAACAGAACTGCAGCCACTAAGGAGTAGAAATGTAGTTGGGATTAGCCAGATTAGAGCATTCTGGGTTAATTTCAGATTTTTTAGTCGCATTCTTTTCTTTATCCGTCAATGGAGCACCCATAGCAATTTCTGTACATCTTATAGAATTAATGGTTGCTTTATTAAATACTTTAGTCATAATAGTTGGTTTGGTTTTAGCCAAATTACCAATATCTCTTTTTTCACCAGAAGAATTTACTTTTTCAAATTTATCTTCAAGATTTTTAATACTTACTTCTAAACTTTTACTTTTTTCAGTAAGTTCTTTACTCGCTTTAATAATAGAATTCATATCTAATTTTTGTTGTTCAATTACAGCCTTTTGATCAGACACTGCTGATTCTAATTTAATATTATTAGCCTCTGAAATTGCTAAGTCAGCTTGAAGGCCTTTAACATATATAAAAACCCCTGTTCCTGATACTAGAACAAATCCTATAACTGCTAGCTTAATATAGCTTAGCATATTAGTCTCCTATGTAATAGTAATCATCAACAAAGCCAATAAAATTATAATGTCCAGTATTTAATAGATAATAGTGACCATGCACAGTATTTGCAACAGGATCATTTACTCTAGTAACGTCAATTTGTTTATCTTTTTTGGCTCCCCAAAATACTTCCCTAATGGTAAGTTTTGAAGTGCCTTGGACAAATGTTTCATTTGGTAGTTTGACATCAGCGCTTGAAAGCTCAATTTGTTCTGTTGAACCAGATGAACTGTCTGAATAGATCTTTAGAACTACTTCACCATGTGTATTTTTAAGTGTATGTACGCCTGCCATTTGTTTCTACCTTAATCTGCTAATGCTCTCATACGAGATACAAGTCTTTTAGCTCTATTTGGAACTTGGCGATACCAACGAGAATCAACCATCTCATCTGCTGCGGTATCCCAATCTCTATTATCTACTCCTCGCTTCATTCCCTTAAATTGAGACAAGCGAGGTCTACCCATATTAAACATCATATTTGCTATAATGAGTTGGGCCTCAGCTGGCAGATCATCGAAGTCCTCGTATAATTGTCGACAGTCATCGATAACAATTTCAACGTCTTTATCGAAACACTCGTTGACTCTGTCCTCGCTGACAGCTGTGCCGACTGGTTCTCCAGACTCTGGATCGTCATCCCTAACCAAATGACCAATGCCAAAAGTAGGAAGGCCGAGGTGATCAAGATAAATTTCATATTCTACTCCCTCGTCAGCCGCAATTTCTTCTCTTAGTTGATCAATATTCATTCTTTAATTCCTTTTGAGGCCATAATCATTTTTTCAACACGACTTATTTGAGCTTTGTTTTTTTCTCTAAGCCATTTATTCGCATCAAATATAAATAATTTTCTATTTGGACCTTTGGGTCCAATCTTTGGTTGTTTTTTGCTCCAATGAACTGGATCATCGCCAGTACCAGCAACAGCTGGTCCAGTAACATTGGCTAATTCTTCTTGAAGCTGTTTAAGAGTTTTAAAACTTTTCTTATTTAGCATATTAATACTCTCTTTTAATTCTGCAATTAAAAATTCTTCATTCTCAATTTGTTCTTCAGTGTATTCTCTTAAGAGTAATAAAGCAGCGGCTGTAGTAGATAATCTACCACCAAGTCCTAATTTAGTTAGAATTCTTTTAAGATTAAAAATTAAACGATCAAAAGGAGTCATTGCATTTTTTTCGTCTTTTGATTCAGCTTTTTTTAATCTTTTACCATTAGCATCAATAAGACCAAGCTCAAAAGCATCGGTTTTCTCAAAAGGAGTTGCCAACCTTTTAATAAATTGATAGACTATTAGAAAGTCTACTGCTGATGCTTCATTAAGCTCTTTCATATTTTCCTTAACCTATCTACAATAAATGGATCCATAATAATGTCAGCTCCAATTATTGTTTCTTTTTCTGGTCCAATACCTGTAACCTTTTCAGGCCAAAAATTCAATAATACTAAAAATGGTTTAAGAGCTGGTAAATAATCTCTTAACTTAAAGAATAACATTTGTGTTAAGTCATCCTTTTCAAACACATTATAAAGCACAATCAAGTGATTCATAACAAGTCGATCTTTAAGATCATCTTTTAACAAATACTTATTAAATAATCTTTTAATGTACTTTATTCTATTTAAATCATCTGTAAACTCTAAAACATCAGTACAATTAGGATTAATATAAGCTTTCGCTGCGAATAACGCAAAGTTAGCGTCATCAATATGATTAAACATTATTAAGTATTATTCCATTACCAAGAGGCTAATGTAGCTCTTTTCCATACATTGTTAGCAACACAAACATAGATATAATCAGTGTCATAACGAATTTGACCTTGTAAACCCGTTGCACTATTAGATGCTACTGTATCTGTTGTTGTGATTCTTAGCTGATTATTAGCAACAGTCAATTGATTGATGGTAGTAATACCAGTACTATTTAGATTTGAAGTAACTGTGGTATTACTACCATTCAACATCGTATTTGCATTAACAGTCAGCCGATTAATCACGGTGTTCGCAGGAACAGAACCAAAAAGGTTTTTAATTGTGATCTGTTTACTAATAGGTGTTCCATTTGGATCATCTACAATAACCAGAAGATCTTCGCTCGCAGCACTTGTTAAAGTGTTGAGTTCTGAGATTTTCTTATCGGCCATAACTATATCCTATCTTAAGAATCAGGTAAGATGTCGTCATCATCTGCATCAGATGCGATGCTAGACATTGCAACGAGTACTTCAGTTTTCTGACGGGTGTTACCATTTGAATCAGTATATTCTGCTCCAATATAAGCCCAACCAGCATGGTTAGTATTTGCAGTAGAAACACTTTGTTCTGCAGTATCTACACCAAATACTCTAGCTGAATCCATAGTAGCCATAGTATCTACAACATAGGCTGGTTTATCAGAAACTGTGTATTGTGCACCAGTCAATGTACCTGAAGTAAGTTCATTGTTTGATGTTAGTGTTAATGATGTTTCGCTTGCAATCGCCCCAATAACTGCGTCTCCACCAGCACCAGCAATAGTAATAACTTGACCAACTGAATTATTATTGGCAAAGAAAGTATTAGTACCAGTGACAGTAAGACCAGCGAGATCGACGGTTCCAACGGAAATTACATCGTCATTTAATCCCCAACTTGACATTTATATTCTCCTTATGTCTAGGTTTTTATTTAAGTGTTTTGAATTCTTTGAAGAATTGATCTAAAAGTTTCGCCTCTGGCTGTTGTTTCTTTAACATCTGCGGACTTTGGCTCTTCAGGATTGACAGAAATTTTGTCTTTTTTCTTTTTCATATTTTCTTTGTCTTCATCCTCGTCTTCATCCTCGTCTTCATCATCATCTTCGTCTTCTTCATCATCAACGTTAATAGTCACATCTTCTTTTTTAGACTTAGATTCATTGACTTCTTCATCTTTAGAACAAGCGCCTTCATGGACTTTACCGCAAGATTCACAGACATTTTCTTCTTTTACTGATTCATCTGATGCTTTGTAGTTCTTATCAATATAATCAAAAAACTCTTTCTTTTTTTCTTCAGAATCAAAATCTGCTGGTGATTTTACACCAAATCTTTTAAGAGCAGCATTGAAAAACTTTTCATAAGCCGCTTTATCTTCATCAACAACTTTAGTAGCTTCTTCTACAGCTGCTGGCTCTTTTCCTGATAGAATATCGCGAATAGCACTCGTGAGAGCATCGTCTTTTCTAAATGGATTATTGGTATCGAAACCGGTCATAATTCTCTCCTTTGAGATGTCTTTTCTAATTCTATTTATAATTTAAACATCATCAATGTCGTCGCGACTGATATAATCAGATAAGACAAACTTTCTATTTGGATTAACAGCTACTTTAAATCTTGTAAGTAAATCTCTATTTACTAGCATTTCACTATGAGAATTTTGTTTTGTTAAACCAATTGGAACATTATCATATATTTTATTGTTGAATCTGAGTTTCATATAAACAATAGGTCTTTCATCAATTGGACCCATATGACTTGGTTTGCTTATACCAACAATTCTAAATTTTGCAGTTTTGCCATTCTTTTTAACTGTAACAAACCCATCTTTTTCTTCTAATTCATCAACTTTAAGCATAGTTGCCTTTGTGCCATTCCCAGTATCCATCTTAGCTCTTACTGGACCAAGGTCTTCAAATTCAATTTGTTCTAAGTACCCGCATTGTTGATCGAATGATGGTCTACGATGCAAAGGATTTTGAATATAACGAACCACTGCTTCCATAGTATCAATTTTAGATGATGGTACTTGGGGAACAGCATTAATATCATATGATTGAAAATTTGAACCCAATCCAGGTGATCCATTACATTCTAATACGTATATCTTACCCTTATGGATTGCATGGTCAACACCAACTAAATAAGCACCAATAGCTCTTGCAGCTGCAATAACTTCTTCTTTTTCTTCATCTGATAAAACGTATGGTTCTGTTTTAGCGCCCATGTGTCTATTAGATCTAAAATCACCTTCTGGCTTAATTCTTTTTGTTGAAGCAATAATCCTACCATTTAATACAACAGTACGAATATCGTATTCAATTTTAATAAATTCTTGAATAAGTATTTCAGCTTTATACTTCCAAAGTGATTGAATCACTGATACCATAGATTCCATATCATTTACTTTAGATACACCAATACCTTGAGTACCAGTAAGAGTCTTAATAATTACTGGAAATTTACCACCAATTCTATCATGTGCATCTTCAATACTTTTTGTATTGCTTACAAGAGCAGTTTTAGGAGTAAGAATATTTGAATTTTCAAACACAGTATATGCAGACATTTTATTATCACATAATAGCATACCATCACGATCATTAATCATAAAACATCCAGCACTTTGAAGTGTTGATATAAGTGCTAATCCAATTTCTGTTTCAAGAGCACCAGCTCTTACAAATACTACAGTTTTATCTGTATCAATTACGAGATCTTTATCTTGGCCATCATAATTCTTAATAACAATTTCACCCTTTTCAAGATCATTTCTATGAATCCAAGCTTCTGTAGTAATAATAAGTTCGCAATTGATTCCAAGTTTTTTACAAGAATTTAAAATCATTCCTGTAACAAGTTCAGGCTTTTTGCTTTTTGATTTAGTTACTATAATAATAGTTAAATCTTTATCGAGCTTTTCATCTTTAAGTGCTTCAAGAATTTCATGATCACGTTCAATAATTTCATTCATAATCTCAATTTGATCACGTTCACGCTTGTCCTGAGTAGGAATGAGGTTTGATCTAAATGCTTGGAATGATTTACTCATCGAATTCCTCTATTATAACTTTAAGATCGGTTTCACCTTTAAATAATCGGTGAAATATTCCTTTCTTAATTACTACTCTATCATGTTGTTTTAATAATAATGGTAATTGATCATCAAATTGTAATTCCCAACCAATACCTTCTAATACTGTAACTATTCTAGTATTATGATCTCTATGCCATTCTAAAAGATCATCTTCTATATCTTTGCTAAATACTCTATATAATCTATCGTTTTCATGCCACTGAATGTATGCCATTTATTAACTTACCAAAAAGATCCAGGATTGTCCACTTGCATTCCAAGTGACTTAGCGTATTTTGGTAATCTACATGACCAATATGACGCTTTTGTCTTATCATTACGTGTATCGCATTTATGACGAGCAGCGAAGGACGAACGAGCTGCTTTATCATTAATTTTGACTTTTAGTCCGGAAGTATCACCAAATTCAATTTTTTTAATATTTCCAGTTTGAGGGTTCCTTACATAGACAACAAACTTTTTGGAGCCACCACGCTTTGGTGTATTAAGTTCTGGTTCAGCTTCTTCTACAAGTGGACAATCTAATGGAACTTCTACTCCATTAAAAGTATCCCAAAGACCGATATCGGTCTCTAGTATTTCTTTATTCATATTTGAAACTTTCAATTCACCACTCTCATAAAGTTTTTTAGCCTGTTCAAAGAATGTAAAGTATCCTTCTGATCCAGGTCTATAGATGTTATCAACAAATGGAATATTTTTAGATTCCATTACGCTAATTGCATCTAAAATGGCAAAGTTTTTAAAACTTTTCATTATTTTTTAACCTTTTTCCACAAATCGGCATCACCAGTTGTACGAGTTTTTCCACCGGTTATAAAAGAATTGACTCTAGCAAAAGCCCATTGGTGCTGACCAGCTCCTGGCCTATGACTCTTTTGCCAAGCTGCCATACCACGATCATACACTTGTTTAAGAATACTATATGGAATTCCCGACTTAGCAGCTTTTGTTTTTAATGCATCAATTTCTTTTTCATGCAGAATTTCTTCTGGAAACGCTTTATGATATGCTACTGTATATTTAGACTTTTTCTTAGTACCGTCATGACCACTTGAGCCATGTTCAATTACTTTTTTTTTTCCTCTGACTCTAACCTTAAGTTAGCAAGCTTTGCAACATCGGCAATCTTTTTTGGTGTTCCAATCTTTTTACCACCCTTCTTCCAAGAGATGATATGTTTACCACCTTCGGTATCAAGATCTCCTCTACTCTTTCCTTGCATTGCAAGGTTTACAAGAGCTGTGACGGGTATACCCTTGCTAGGTCCTGGAACATCCCTGCTAAGTTTACCATACTTTTTGGATAATGCCTCTCTATCAGCGTTGTTGAGGTATACCATTGGAACTCTATCACCAGAAGCGATTTTGAAATCACGACTCTTAACCATTGATAGAATACCAATGGCCATATCCTTTGACATCTCTTCGGCAATATCAACTTCTTCATTGAGCTTACCACCAGCTCCGACAAAGGCAGCAATTGCCATCTTAGTTCTGTCCTCTTTTGACTTACCATCAAACTGAGGAGCATCAGACTTATGGAAGTCGCTAATCCAAGCACCAAGTCCATCACTTACATTAAGCTTTTCTTCTAAAAAAGAATTAACAATTTCATTAATATCAGTATCTTCAGATAAAGCTTTCTTAAAATCTTCTGGAGACTTTTGAAGCTTTTTCATGTATGCACCCTTTTCAAGGGAAGTACGTTTGCTGCTAAATTTTTGAAGAGCTGCTTGTGCCTGTGGAACTGTAAGCTTTACAGATTTTCCATTTGAAAACTTAACTGGTTTAATACCTCGTAGTGAAACAACTTTACGAAGCTGCATAATAATATTTACATCTTTTTCATCATCAGCAGCATCTGAATCATTATCAATATCTGCTGGATCTATTCCTCTTCTTTTGCCCATTGCCTTTAAAGCATCTGCCCTAGCTGATGCTTCGCTATGAACTCTATATTCTTTACCCATAGTAGATGCATAAGCAGTAGCGCTTTTTAGATCTTTAAAAGCTTTTCTTTCTCCGGTTTTCTTACCCTTGGCATCATATTTTACAGCAACATAAACTTCTTCAACAGTCTCTCCAATGAGAGATTTAATGGTCTTAACATCTAGGCCCATCTTTTTAGCAATCCATTCAGGCGATTTACCCTGTTGCATGTACATATGCAATTCTTTCATTTTGCCTTCATCAAGTGATTCAGACATTAATTTAAACTCTTTGGCAGTTAAAACATCTGCTTTTTTGATTTTGGCAAATTTATCAGCTTTAGATTGCGTATCAAACTTACCTAAGACTTTACCGCTTTTTGGATCAACAACTACAAAGTCGTCTTTTGCTTCATTGAGACTTTCTTTGAAAGTTTTAAAGGCTTGAGTATCGGGTGCTTTAGTTTCAATTTGAGCTTCTTTAATAAAACTAGCCATTAACTTATTAATTGAATCGGACATATTTGCCTCTTTCTCTTCTTTTATATTTTTTCTAATGAGATCATACACTTTTTTACGATCAGCATTATTTAGTTTACTTGCTAACCCGGTACTAAATTCAGAAAATTTACCAGCCATAGCCAGCTGTCTTAATTTAGTTCCGCTCATTCCTTCAGCGCCTTCTGCATCTGGATCTCTCTCACCAGCAGAGGCTACAACAATCTTATCAAAGTTGTATTCTTTACCATTATACTTATTTAAGAGAGTCTTAAATTCGCTATATCTATCAGAACCAACAACAACAATAAGGGTATCAACACCTTCTTTTTCAAGTTCTTTAGCTACTTGGAAAATATTATTTGCTGGAGATTTTGTTGCAATACCAAAAGCCTTTTGAGCAAGGGCAATCTTAGTATTGTAGTCTAATGGATTCTTTTTTGAATCTTGGCTATGGCTTAAATATAATCTTGGTTCTGCATTATATTGTTTAGCTGTCTTTTTTACTGCATTAGCCAGTTTTTCATGACCAATAGTAGGTGGGTTCATACGACCAAAATTTAAAGCGACGGCTTTAGCCATAACAGGTTTTCCTTAGACTTACTGCGTTTTATGTTACTTATTATTTATAATATACTAAAAGACGAATAAAAAGAAATTATTATTCTCATTATAAGTCGTTTACAACTCTCCTATCCTGTGTTATAATAGGTCTTGACACTTCTAAAATGGTTTAATTACTTTTGCCAGCCTTTAATAATTGTTGGACTAAAGTTGTTAAAACTAAATTCCCATCTATCAACAATCTTAACAGCATCGGTATTACCAATTGCAACATATCCTTCTGGATTAGTTGTTTTAAATCCTTTTGCTGTTTTTACAAATGTTTTCATTGATCCAGCTTGATTCATCTTATTAACAACCATTGATTTTGCTACAGTTAAATCATTAAAGAGTTCAAAAACTGGAATCAAGTTGTTTACATTTGAAAATACTTGTTGGATTACTACTTTTTCTTTTGCTTTAACATTAGCTTTACCAGCTGCAGAAGATCTTTTTCCTTCTTCTTTAGCATACCAACCTTTAATATGTTTATATAGGCCCGCTACATGTTGACGCACAGCAGGGAATGGAGTTCCAGCTCTTACATACGAATTATTATATGCCTTTACTAGATTTCTAATTTGTTCAGTACCAGAAATAACTTCTAAAATATTGCTATTTACTTTAGTTAAACTATTTTCCGCTTTATTAATAAGACTCATAAGTTCTTTTGATTCAGCGGCAGTAAAAGTAGCACTTCCTGAAGTATCAGTATACATGGCATCTGCAGTCCAAACCTTTGAGCTATCTGGCATGCCACTTGCGATTGCTTTACCAAAGGAAGCTTTCATAGTGGCTAGACTTGAGCCAGTATAAGTAGTGTGCCAAACAATACCAATATTTGCAGTTGATATTTTTTTACCAAGAGAAGAATTAACGGGTACCGCATATACAATTGTATTAGGATGAAAGGTAAAATATGATTCTCCATCGATATTTTGTGATTTTACGTCACCTTTAGTAAACATGATGTCACCCTGATATACACCAGATTTAATTCCACCTTGTAGACTATCAAATGCAACTTCGAGTTTAGTACGCAATCCGCCAGAATATCCAAATTTATCCAAATCAGACAAAGATT